GAACAGCCCGTTTTTAACGATCCTAATTATGATCCTAATAAAGCAGAAATTTTTAAAGAAGGAGACAGAGCTGATATAGTCCAGAGTTCTGTAGGTACTGGAAATACTACTACTTCGGAGACTGAAGAACAGATTGAGGCTAAGGCAGCAGAAGAACCAGAAAACAATTTTTCAACTGATATTTTAGAAGTTCTTATTGAGGAAGTAACTAACAACAACTCTACAGCCCCTGCCGATATAGACACTACAGGCGGTGCTTCAACCAGTACTACTGAAACTACAGGTACTACAGGTACAACAGGCACTACAGGCACTACAGGCACTACAGGCACTACAGGCACTACAGGCACTACAGAAGTAGTAGTAGTAGACCCTAATCAATCAACTGTAGATTCCGATGGTGACGCTGGTGACGGTGGTAATGGAGGTAACGCAGGAGGTGCTGTAGACGGCGGTGGCGCTGGTACTGACGGAGACGGTGTAGACACAGGCGACGGCGGGGAAGCTGGTGGTGGGGACAGTACCGGAGTAGCAGACGGCAGTGGTGCAGGTGCTGGAGAAGGCTCAGGGACTGGGGAAGGAACAGGTACTGGAGAAGGAACTGGAGAAGGCTCAGGGACTGGAGAAGGCACTGGAGAAGGAGAAGGCTCAGGGACTGGCGGCGGATCAGGTGGTATGCTTTCTGGTGACAGTGGCAGTAGTATTGGGCAGGGATACATGGGAGGCTTCAACTACAACTTACCTCAGTTTGTGCCTGTAGCTTATCAGCCTAAAGATTATGACGTTGAGCTTAATCGAATCATTAATCAAAGTTTGTTTAAAGGAATGATCTAATGAATTATTTAGATTTAGTTAACAATGTGCTAAGAAGACTACGAGAAACGGAAGTTACTTCTGTACAGTCCAATGCTTACAGTAAACTCATAGGAGACCTAGTCAACGACGCTAAGAACCTTGTGGAAAGCTCGTGGGACTGGTCTATGCAGCGTAAATTAATAGGTTTTTTTGTAAGCACACAAACGCAAGACTTTGTTTTATTAGGGTCAGGAGAAGCTCCTAAAATACAGAGCATAATTATAGGGTACGAAGGAGAAGATTTTCTAGGCGGAAAAGGAACTAATTTTTTAACGTACATAGACCAAGTATCTATGGAAAAAAAAGTTAGAATGGAAAGGTCTCAAAACGTACCTGCCCCTTTAGGACTTCCCTTGTACTATACACTTAATGGCATTGATTCAAACAGAGACACTCAAATATCAGTTTATCCTGTTCCTGATACTGGTTACTTTGCATATGCACAGGTTTTTAAAGCACAAGCAGACTTAGTCAATGATACAGACAAACTAGAAATCCCTGTCATGCCTGTGTTACACCTTGCAGTAGCTTTTGCTTCACGAGAACGAGGAGAAACAGGTGGTACTTCTACTCAAGAATACTTTACTATGGCTAACAAGTACCTTTCGGATGCTATTGCGTTAGACGCAGCAAATGCGCCGGAAAAAACTATCTTTTATACACCATAAGGTACACGTATGGCACAAGAAATAAAAAGTATTACTCTTGTAGCGCCTGCTTTCAAAGGTATTAATACCGAAGATTCGCCTTTAGCTCAAGACCCTTCTTTTGCGGAAAGCGCGGACAACGCCATTATCGACAAAAGAGGGCGTATTGCTGCACGTAAAGGACTCAGTGTTTTAACTACGGATAAAACTGAGTTAGGCACTGGAAACTTACGAGCAATAAAGGAGTTTAGGGACAACTTAGGTAACACCAAAATATTCTCAGTGGGTAACAACAAAATACTCAGTGGCACAACTGTGTTGGCTGATGAAACACCGGGTAGCTACACGATCACTTCAGATAACTGGAAGATAGTCAACTTTAATGACAATGTTTATTTCTTCCAGAGAGGCTATGAACCTTTAGTTTATAATAATACTGGAGGCGCTGTAGTTAAACTTAGTACAGTAGCAGGAGCAGCAGGTGTTGTTGCTGCAATGTACGGCAATGAAGTCCTAGCAGCCTACGGTAGACTCTGGACTGCAGACTTTACTACTGATAAATCTACTGTGTACTGGTCTGACCTTTTGATTGGCCATGACTGGACAGGAGGAACATCTGGTTCCATAAATTTATCAAAAGTATGGCCTGATGGTTTTGACGAAATTGTAGCACTGGCTGCACATAATAATCTTTTGATTATCTTTGGAAAACACAGTATCGTAGTGTACGAAGGTGCTGACTCTCCTGCTACTATGAGATTAGTAGATACTATTGCAGGAGTAGGTTGCGTAGACAGAGACACTGTGCAGTACACAGGAACAGACGTTTTATTTTTATCTCAAACTGGTCTCAGAAGCTTCGGTAGAACTGTACAAGAAAAATCAATGCCTATGAGCAGTCTGTCGGGGACAATTACTACGGACATTATTAGACTGATTAGAGAAACCGGAGAAATCTTCAGGTCCGTGTACCACCCAGAAGAAAGCTTCTACTTAATAACTTTTACTAATCAAGCAATAACCTTTTGTTTCGACGTTAGAGGTACTTTGGAAAACGGGGCTTATCGAGTTACTCGCTGGCCCGGCACAGGCTTTACTTGTTATGGACGCAAGGACAACGGAGACTTGCTTATAGGTAGTCGTTTTGGAATTGGGCAGTACACAGGGTACAAAGACAACAGTCTTCCTTACCGCTTTAAGTACTTTAGTCCTGAGCTGACTTTCGGTGACGCTTCTAAACTTAAGTTTTTAAAAAGACTCAGACCAACACTGGTAGGAGGCAGCGGTGCAGACGCTATTTTTACGTGGTCCTATGACTTTGGAACTTTGTTTAGCTCTGCTGAAGTAGGGATTAGAAGTCAAGGAAGGTCTGACTTTAATTTATCTGAGTACCCTGTGTACTCTGAGTTGTCTGGTTATGGCATTTCGTCTACAGGTGACGTTGACATAGGAGAAGTTGTAGTTGTAAACAAGTTCTTAGGGGACTTTACTTCTGCTCCTACTATCGGCTCTGGGGGAGGTGCTTTGTTAGAAGGAGATAGCTACTTCGACACTGCTGCTGATATTTTTTATGTGTACATAAGTAGTGCTTTTGTCGATTTAGACACTTTAGTTCCTGCCAGTGTCGGAGAGTTTTCTGACGGAGAACTTGTTTCTAGGAACGCCATAAACGCTAACGGCAGTGGTTCAACTATTACCATTGGCTTAGAAGCAGACATAAATGGGCATGAGTTGTCTATACAGGACATCAACGTACTTGCATTAATAGGTAAAACATTATGAGTTATTGTGAAAAAAGTTTTGAAAGGGAGATAAACTAATGGATCTTAAAGAAATTTTAGAGTCTATAGGCGGTGCAGGAAACGCAGTAAATACTGCTGCTGCTTTAGGATTAGGCACTGCTGGTTTAGCCCTTGCTGAAAAAGGGTACAGTGATTTAGGAGACATTGGAGAACGAGCATACGCCGGTTTAGCAGGAGAAGGAGGTCTCGCGGAACAACTCAGTGGGATGCTTGAGTTCCAACCGTACACTGTTACTTCTGCTACTGGTGGTCAGTTCGGCATGACTCAGGACCCTACTACGGGCCAAATGACGTACCAAATGGCTACTTCTCCTGAAGAACAAGCTCTACAGCAGCAGACATTGGCTAATGCGGGTATGTTCTTTAATCAAGCAGCTATGCCTGTAGACCAACGAGAGCAGGACATATTTCAACGCATGAGGACAGCGATGTCTCCTGAAGAGGAACGTCAGCGTTTAGAAATGGAGCAGCGTATGGCGGCTCAGGGACGCTTAGGTGTCCGTACGGCTCAGTTTGGTGGCACACCTGAACAACTAGCGTTGGCTAAGGCGCAGGAAGAAGCCAGAAATACCGCTATGTTGAACGCTATGCAGTTTGCAGGACAAGAGCAGCAACGTCAGGCACAGCTAGGAACAGGCATGTTGTCTGCTGGCTACGTACCACAAGCACAGCTTCTATCTGCTTTACAGCCCGGAATGACTGCAGCAGAACGCCAGCGTCAGTCCTTGTCAGAACAAGCGGGAGCATATGGACAGACGTACGCTTCAGGCTTACAAGGGCTTCTTTCGTCAGCTTTGGGTCAGGCTAATATTGCTGGAGGAGTCGGTGGTAACATCACTCGTGCAGCACTTGGTGGCTTGTTCGGTTAATAAGGAGAACACATAATGGCTACATTTTCAGAAGGGTTTTTGTCTCAACTAGGCAGACCCGCGATGTCACAAAGCTTGTTTGACTTAGGTTCTGCTATTGGTGGTGTTCCGGGTCAGATGAAGCAGCAGCGAAAGCAGCAAGAGTTTAACCAATTGATGCAGCAGATACAGGGCGCACAAGGCTCTGGAGACTTCACAAGTATGAAGATCTTGGCGCAGCAGTTGGCTCCTTCGAACCCACAAGAAGCTGCTAAGGTGATGCAGGCTGCTACTGCTCTTGAAGAAAAAGCAACAAGAGTTTCAGCAGGGAGAGACTTGTTAAGCGGTGTTCCTTTACAAATGAGACAGGGTGCAGGAGCTTTGGCAGATCAAGGTCTTCTTGAACAAGCTCTGGAAGCTCGTAATTTAGCTCAGACTAGACAAGTAGAGCTGGGGGAACAAACTCTGGCAAAAGTTGCGGGTGCTAGTGGGGCGAGAATTAGTGAACCTAAGAATCGAGAAAGGTTTTTTAGACTTGCTAAAGCCTATCAAGTACCTACAGAAAAAGCTTTTGAAATATACAACCAGTTTGCTACTACTGCTGGTGGAGATAAGACAACAAAAGGTGAAGTAGTTATTAGAGACAGCCAAGGAAACCTGTTTACACGAGCTACTCAGTATAATAAACAAGGTCAGGCTAACGAAGTTCTTCTTCCTTTTCCAAACTCCCCTGAAAAACCAGTGGGCGCTTTGACTATTGTCTCAGGAACAACCGGGGGAGGGTTTTTTGATAGGTCTGGGGAAGCAGGCAGAACTACTGTAGAACAGGAGTTTAACAAAGTAAGGGTAGAAGCCGTTGTTCAACTCCCTTCTTTTCGACGAACTGCTAAGAACATAAGAGAATCTATTGATTTGCTAGAGTCCGGTGACGTTACAACTGGTGGTTTTGTCCGAAGAATGTCTAGAGGTCTTGTTGACTTTTTAGGAAAAACACCTAAAGATATAGGGGAGTTTGAGGCTAGACTAGGAGACATTGTTTTAGCAAAATTAGAAAACTTCCCCGGATCTATTTCTAACCAAGAACGAGACTATCTAGTTGAACAGATAGGAAACTATCAAGCTAGTGGTGAGAGCAACTTAGGAAGATTAAAATTTCTGTTAGAACAGGCAGAAGACTTGATGCAAACGGCTATAACATTAGGATCTGCTAAAGACTTTTCTTCTTATCAACAATCTTTAATGCAGCCAGACCTTAGTTTTATTCCTGAAGCAGAAAGGC